GCCGTCTTTGTTGGTGGATGGATACGATGGTGACCCAAATGATGTTGCGGCGCCTGATATTTTGAAAGACTCACCTGTTGGCACGCGTTACGTGCAAACGACCGGGCCAAAAGAGTGGGTGAAGCTTGAGGCCGGATCTACAACGTGGACTGAGGTCGAGGCGAACGTCGCCGAGACGCGTACGCTGTACGTAGGCAAGCATGGTAATGACACGGTAAATGACGGATTAAATGTTGGGTATCCGTTTTTGACGATTGGCGCTGCGATCGCGGCAGCTACAGCATTGAGCCCGACTGAAGCTTCCCCAGTCACGATACGCATTCACGACGCTGGAGTGTATAAAGAAGTTTTTGATTTACCAGATTGGACGCATTTGATCGGCCCTGCGGCTTCGGTGGTCTGGGACAGTGGCACGCCTAGCGGTAGCGATATCGTCCAGGCTGGCGAAGGTTGTATTGTCTGCCTTGCCCGAGTTGAGGCTGCGGTTACTGGTACTTACGCGGTTAGCAAAACGTTTGGCTCTGTCGGCACTACGATTTTTCATGTTGCCAAAATAATTTCAACCAACAGTGCCCGTTGTGTTGCTTCGCGAGCAGTGGATGGTCGTCTTTACGTCATCAGTGATGAATGGCGTACGAGCCTTCGAGCGTTTAACGGCATCAACGCAGCGGAAGTTTACCTAGACGTCGGTAAAATCGTCTTGACCGCTGATAATGCTGTCGGGATTTTCACGTCATCAGCTGTAAAGCTCATGGGAAGCATAGGCGCCATTGAGGAGGACGGTGCGTTAACTGGTACGTACGGTATTCGATGCAACACAGGCGACGGGGAACAGATTACGTTGGTTGCTGGATCAATCAATGTTGACACTGCTTTTGACATCCCTGTGGGTGCTACGTTGAATCTGACTGCTAGTCAGTTGATTGGCACACGGACAGCAGGGGGCACAGTCAACCTCCAGGTGGCAGGAGAGGATGAGGCAATTGGTACTCCTGGATCTACCACCGATAACGCGTTGTCGCGTTGGGACGGCACAGACGGCGGTGCAATCCAGAATTCTGGAGTCACGCTTTCCGATACTGATGCAATGGTCTTCCCAGCCTCCGGGTCAATTTCTAAGCCTTCGCTGCAATCGGGTGCAGAAGCTTATGGAGCAAATGCAGTTGCTGACGCTTTGGACGGTCTGGCTGTTGGTAAGGATGCGACCGTAGGAAATAACGCGTATAATTCGACAGCTATAGGCCAAGGAAGTTCAGTTAGTGCTAGCTCCTTGGATTGTGTGGTAATCGGGCAAGGTTCTACAGTTACAGGTGGAAGTAACGGAAGTTATTGCACGGTTGTGGGTGCCCAAGCAACGGCAGCGCGATTGCGATGCACAATCATCGGTGAAGGGGCTAAAGGCGACGACTTTGACAACACAGTGGTAGGTCAGAGTGCGGCCGTGTTTGCTCCCAGTGCCGGGAGCAATCAAGGCGCTATAGCCATTGGGCATGATGCTGAGATTGGCAACACTGTTCCAGGTGCAGCGAATGGGGCGGCTATCGTTATTGGCACAGACGCAAAAATTGCGCCAGGTGCGGCAAATGCGGTTTCCATAGGCCCAAACGCAAAGGCCAATACTCCGTCCAGCGGTGATAACAATTATGTGATCGCAATTGGCAGTGACGCTTTGGTTAATTATGACAGCGGCGCAGGTTGTACTAGTGCAATTTGCATTGGTCATTCTGCTGCCATCTATGGCGGTGGCGCTCGAGCGGTATGCGTTGGTGAAACGGCTAGTTCATTAGGTGGCGCAAATCAAGTTGTTGTCGGTTACGGGGCTAAGGGTGATGTCGATGACGGGATCGTGTCTGTTGGCCACTATGCTTGGGCGTATCCGGAATTCTCGATAGCAATTGGGTCAACATCTAGAGTTTATGAAGAAGGGGCAGGTGACTCTAGCGGTGCAATTGCGCTTGGAAAAAGTGCGGTCGTCGGTAAGTCTGGCACGCCCGAGGCTGGGTGTGGTGGTGCGATTGCGATCGGTTTGAACAGTTTGGTTAATTATGGATCAATAGGATCTATTGGCATTGGTGCTGGGTGCAATGTTTCTCATAGTTGTTTGAATACTGTTGCCCTTGGGGCTGGCGTTTCCGTATCTAGTGGTTCTGAAGATTGTACCGTCGTCGGGCAAGGCGCAACTGTGACAGGAGGCGTTGACCGGTGCACGATCTTGGGTAAAGGCGTTAGTTCGGCATCGGCTGATGTTGTCGCGATAGGGTACGGATCAACCGTTTCTGCTGGGGCTCAGGAGTCGGTTGTCGTTGGCTCTGGGCTTACTTGTGAGGAAGGTAGGTCTGTATTAATTGGGCTGGATTGTACAATCCACAACACAACGGCTGGCGATAGCTTCAATTCTATATTGATTGGCAGTTACTCTTCTATCGCATCGGGTGGGGCTAACGGTTGCGACGCGGCAATCGGAATAGGCTCTTCTGTCAGCATAGGTGATGGCTGTTTGAATACGATTTGTATTGGAGCCAATGCAACGGCTGATGCAGGGTGTTACGGATCGGTAATCATCGGGCAGGGCGCTGACGGGAACCAATATTTCCGTTCGGTCGTTATCGGCCAGGTGGCAGATAGCCTGGGGAACAACGCAACGGTTGTAGGCTGGCAAGCTCAGGCCGGTGCATTGGCTGTTGCGCTTGGATACAGAGCAGCAGTGGCGCAAGCTGCGTCATCTGGGATAGCGATTGGCCGAGATTCATTATCTGACGGTGGCATAGCTTTGGGCTCTATTGCTAAGGCATTAACAAACAGTTCGATAGCGATAGGGTCCAACACTACAATCAATAGCGCGATTTCAGGAGATAGTGATTCAGCCATTGCTATCGGGACTAATTCTGTAATTGGCGGAAGTGGTGAAGCTGGGTGTGGTGCTGCAATTTGTATCGGCTTCAGCGCTAGCGTGGCGCCATCTGCGGAAGACGCAGTATGTATGGGTGCATCAGCTTCGGCCGCGACCACGGCTAACGCCGCTATCTCGGTCGGTAGCAACGCAGCCGCAGCCGATACTGGTCAGGTAATCATAGGCACCGGCGCAATCGGTGGATCGGCTGGTGAATACGGGGTGGCGCTTGGTGGCTCTGCTAGAGCTGATGGCAACCAAGGAACTTGCGTAGGTTATCAGGCTAGGGTTGATAACGATTATGGCGTTGCCGTGGGTCCTCTCAACCCAAGAGTCGAGGCGGACTTTGGGGTAGCGTTAGGCGCTAACGCTCGGGTCTTAATTGGTCATACGGAGGCGATAGCTATAGGGCGCAGCTCGCGGTCTACAGCGGCACATCGCTGCACTATTGGCACGGTTAGCGGCTCGCAGGCCAAAGAGTTGCAAATTGGCCTCGGCTTAGCGGTCTGGGGAGCAACGCCGCCTGCGTCGCAACCAACCAAAATCAGTGATCCAACTGATTTAGCGTCAGCGTTGACCGCTATAGCGTCAATTATTGATGTATTAGAAGGCGCTGGGTTATCCAGTGCGACATAGAAAGGGACGTCATGAGTAAAGAAAAAATCGTGGAAGCTTTGAAATCGGTAAAGGGTGAGAACCTTCCCAAGATCGATCCAGAAATTCTGGAGCTACTCGTCACGCTCAAAGAAAAAGCGTTGATGCTTTCAATGGAGGCTCAAGAAGCGGACCTAGCTTTCCGTCGACACGTGGCAGGAGCGTGCAAGCAAAAAGGGGCGCCGATTGATCGGTCTATCGTGTGTCTCGGTTGTGGATCGATTAGACCGGTACAAACCGAACGTTGCCCCAATTGCGTGGGGTAAATGGAGTAGGAGCGGGCTCCATTGGATAGAGGTTGATCAATGTCGACTTACCGTCATGGGAAAGAAGCTGATGCCGTCCTACTCCTACAGCTGGCCGATCCGGCATCTCGAGATCCGGTGACTGACGCAACGCCAGAGGTTCAAATCCGTAGGTATCGGCACAGTCATACGGGAGCTCTTCTGGACGGCTGGTACTGGGACGGCGCCACGTTCACGCCTACTCCCACGTGGCTGACCATGGCGGAATTCGACGCCACCAACACCCCAGGCTTGTACCTGTATCATTTTGAACAAAGCCTGGTGAGCGCCAACTACATCTACTTGGCCTATGTACGCCACACGTCAGTCCCCAAGGGCTTTGACGTCGAGCAGCACATTTTTACGGACGAAATCACGATTTTTTCTGGAACTCCAGCGGTCCCCATCGCCCCAGACGATACGGTTATGGGCAAGCTTGCCGCCATGGAGCTTTCAACCGGGGCCGTGGCTCTAGCGAACGCGGATGCCGTCTGGGACGAACCGATCGCGGAGCATGCGACTCCAGGGAGCACGGGAGCAGCGCTCAACCAATGCGCTGGCGGCGTGGGTGCCTATCAAATCGATCTTTCGGTGGTTGACGACGCGACGAGTGATCCCCTCCCAGGGGCTCAGGTCGATATCTACCGGTCAGATGATTCGTTTCTCGCGAGAGTCTGGACGGATATCAACGGGGAGCGCTCGGTTGGTCTGGATTTGGGTGCCTACAATCTCATCGTGTTCGCGAGCGGGTACAACTTCACGGTGCCCACACCGTTGGCGGTCACGGCGAACGCCCCCTTCGAGATCCGGGGGACATCCGTAGTGCCACCCCCAGCCGGTCCAGATTATTGCGTGATTTATGGGACGGTGCGTAATGTAGCAGGCGACCCCATCGTGAACGCATGCGTTGAGGCCTATTCGATCGTGCCCCAGGTGGTTGGCGGCGTGCAACAGAGTGAGCAGATTGCGTCCGTGAACACGGATGTCAACGGTCAGTTTACCATGCCGCTGTTGCGTAACACTGTGGTCCGGTTCATCATCGAGTCGACTGGAGTGGATGAGATCAGAACGGTGCCAGACGCGGATACGCAGGACATCGCAACGTGGACGGCGCCATAGGAGTATAGACGTGTCGTTACAGTCCCGCACCAGCAGACTCACTCCTGGAACCTGGATTGCTTTGGTGGGGGCCTTTTTGGGTGTTTCTGCTGCTGTAACCGGTAGTTACACGTACGTTTTTGCGACAAAAGGGGAGTTGAAAAGGGTCGAGCTGAAACAGGCGGATAAGGCGGACCAAAAGCTGAACGAATGGAGGTTGAAAACTCTGGAAATCCAGGTGGATAATCTGGAAATGCGGATGCAGCGGATGGACCGAAATATCGTGACGCTATTGGAGCGGTTCCGTTTGGAACCGGACCCAGCTCCGGCCTACAAGCCGTTGCCTCAACGCCCAGGGGGGATCCCATGAGCTGCCCAAAGACGCAACCGATTCTGGTCAATATCGAGGTGCCCGACCCCGATGCCGTGTTGGAGAGCTACAACCAGATCCAAATTTTTCGGAGCGTGACCGATTCCGGTGGTCCGTACAAAGAGATCACGGGGCCGGGAACGCGTATCACGGTTGAACCTTGCTTGACTGAGTACCAATACGAGGACGAAGCGGGATCTCCAGACTTTTGGTACAAATTTCGGTTCTTCAACGCCCTCAGTTTGGCGGTAGACGTCTTTTCGGAGCCACAGCCGGGGGAGCTCGATCCCGCGCTAAGCATCATCAGTATCGAGGAACTCAAGACCTACTACTTGTTCGGCCTGGACCTCACCAACGACCTCGGCGAGGAATATCCAGATTCCTTGTTCGCTTTCTGGATCCGAAATGCGGTCGATTGGCTGGAGAGAAAGCTTGATATCCCAATTCTGCCGGTGACGATCGATGAGGAGCGGCACGACTACTACCGAGACGACTACGACAAGTACATCTATATCCAGCTGAACCGGTATCCGTTGATCTCGGTCGAAGAGGTCAAAATGGTGCTGCCGGGGGAACAGGTCGTCCAGACTTTTGATCAAAACTGGCTGCATCCAGAAAGACATTCTGGACAGCTACAACTTGTCCCGGGCACAGGTACGGCGGGCTCGATCCTGCTCGGGGCCAGCGGGGCGTGGTTACCGCTGATCTACGGGAACAACCGGTTCATCCCAGACGTTTTCCGGGTGAAATACACAGCCGGTTTCGGGCGGCCACCGCCTTCAGGTTGCAGCACGTCGATATCGTATTCGGACCCCCAGCTGGACAAGGTACCGGCGATCATCGGTGAGTTGGTCGGGAAGGTGGCGGCATTCGGTCCGTTAAATATCGCGGGCGATTTGCTGGGTGGTGCGGGAATTGCATCGCAAAGTATCTCAATAGACGGACTTTCGCAAAATTTCAACACAACGTCAAGTGCGACAAGCGCGGGCTACGGCGCACGGCTCATCCAATACAATAAAGAGATAAAAGACCAAATTCCTACATTGTACCGTCATTTCCACGGTAACCGGGTGATTGCGGTTTGACATGGCGACGCTGAGACCAAAAGCGGGGGCCATTGGGCTCCTAGAAGGCCAGAAGGAAGCCGGCAAGCGGGTTGACTTTAAGCCGGATGACTTCGTGTTGCTCGTTGAGACAAAGGGTTACCGTCTAGCTTGGTCGAGGACAGCTTATTGTCCATGTCAACCCATCAACAGTCAGACCGAGCAGCCAGACCCCACGTGTGCCCTGTGTGAAGGCTCAGGGTGGGTACGGTTTCGTCCCGAGGCGGCGGTCACCAACGTAGGCACCATTGGGGAGCTCGACGACCTCCAGCAGGCCATCGTGGACGACAACGCCGCAGTGATCCGTGGTATCATGACGTCCATTACGAATACCAAGGTGCCATACGACCAGGTTTTGCCGAGGCTAGAAGGCATGTTGCAAGTAACGACGCGGCATGAAAACAAGCTTGGCTATTACGACCGGTTGGTAAACCTGGATTCGACCATCATTTACGCGCAGGTGTACGATTACGAGGGCGAGGGCGAGACGTCGTTGCGTTACCCCGTGCGGTACGTCAACTTGCTCCAGAGCACGGCGAAGACTTTTCTCGAAGTCTCGACCAGCAACCCAAACGGTGATTACCGGCTCGTTTCTGGAAAAATCGTTTGGGAGTCTGGAAAGGCTCCACCCAACGGAACGCGGCTAGCGGTGCATTACCTCACGCATCCGACCTGGCGTGTGATCGAGCATCCGCATGCAATGCGCACCACCCCCGTGAAGTACAAAACCACAAGCGCGGTCGGTGACCCCGAGTCACTCCCAGTCCAGGGGGTCTGCAAACTGGAGTTCATGCTATGAGCGTGGAAATACTAAACCTGGACAAGATCATTCCGCAGGGCTTGATGGACATGTACAGTCCGAAGCTCGCTGAAATGGTGTTGGGCGATATTGCTGATGGTGCCCGAAACGAGTGGATCCGGCTCGCTGAAAAAGAGCTCAAGACCACAGCGGAAGACTACACCGGAGGCATCCAACCAGTAGCAATGAAGCAAGGTGCGGCTGTAATCACGTTGGTAGGGGAATTACCGAACGTAATTGAACAAGGCCAAGCGGCGTATGACATGCACGATACGTTGCTTGGGCCTAACGTTCCGATCTCACCCCCAGGCGAGTTCGGGAAGCATCTAAAAATCGATCCGAAAACGTTCAAAACCGGATATTATCGAGCGATTCCGTTTCGGCATGCTACGCCTGGGACGAAAAAGAAGCCACGGGGCGGTGCTGTCGGCGTTGAGATGGGAAAGGCTTACGCCGGACATAGAGAGGTGGAAGACGCTAAAGCACTGGGCAAGAAGGTTTATGGCAAAGCAAAACGACTCAAGGGCACAGTTAGTGATCCATATGGCAAGACGACCTACGGCGGTCGACTGCCTGAGGGGTTGGCGCCGAAACTAAAACCTCACCACAAGACGGACATTTACGCGGGTATGATCCGAGAGCGTAAAACGTACGAGAAAGCAAGGCAAAGCCAGTATATGACTTTCAGAATGATTTCCACGGGTAGCCCAGGTTGGCGGCGTAAAAGGACAGAGGGTAAGTTTTTCGCGGCTAAGGTCAGCAAATACGTTGAGAAGGTAGCACCCCAGGCGTTTGCTGCTCTGTTGGGGGGTATGGACGAATGATTCAACGGTTACTGTATCAGCAGTTGAAAGACGGCATTCAGATTATTCTGGATGACCTGACAATTCTGGATCAGCTTTTCGTTGACCTGTTCGAGTTGACGCAAGCAGAAACCGACAAGATCAAGACGGCGTTTACGACGCAAACCCCGCACGTGATTCACGGATACGCAAGGTCAGAATCCGATTTCCCCTTATACTCAGTGGTACTGGGAAATGAAGCGGAAAGCGATACTTATCTATCCGATGACGCGGGCATGATCGATGATCCAGAAAACCCGCTTTTCGGCACAGACGCGTATTCCTCGATTTGGGACAGCGAATTTCACATTTTGTGCTACACTGAGCATCCAGATTTGACTCTGTACTATTACGAAATAGCAAAATCGATTTTGATATCATCCGATTTCACGTCTTGGGGTGTGGTCGACTACAGTATGTCTGGATTAGACTTGATGCCGGACCCCAGGTATATTCCAGAACATCTGTTTGTCCGGCAGATAAATTTCGATGCCAAGTACGAATTTTTGCGACTGGGGCAAGGTAGCAGGCTCGGCAAAGCGTGGAAGGTCCGAGGGATTCACATTGACAAGTCTGGAAGTCCTAGCGATGTTGGAGGCGTGAAAACGCTGGTGTACCCTGCGGGAATTCTGGAAGAAGAGGAAGGGTAAGCATGGCGAAACGAAAGAAGATCGAGGTTCCAGAAATTCTGGATGACTCACAGGACGAAACCGCGTCTCCACAAACGGACGAGGTGAAACCGGAAGTGGCTGCTCGCGAACCGTCAGAGCTTTTTGGGACGGTAGATCCAAAGGAGATGTTATTGGTGGCCCCGAAAGAATCTCCAAAAGAAGTTCCGAAGGCTGACGGGTTGCCGAAGGTAGCTTTGCGCGTTTTCATCGCTTCAGGTGGTATCCGTTGGGATCAGATGGCGGGGTTCAAATATTATGCTACACGTTTGAAGATGGGGCCGCTTTCGATCCCGGAGTGGCGTGCTGCTTTCAACAAGTTCATGAAACGTCCAGTATGATCTAGGAGGAATGTCAAGTGGCCACATCAGTCTTTTTTAACGGAAGGGTCATCTCGGTTCCAGGAAGCTACTCTGAGGTGGACGCCTCGGGGCTCGAAACGGTTGGGCTAGGTGCGGCAGGCATTGTAGCTCTGGTCGGCACTGTTGAAGGCGGTCGACCGGTTTCCGATATCGAGGAGGTCAAAGATTTTATTCGGGTGAAAAAACCTGAACAGGCCAACACGTTTTTCCGGAGTGGCGATATCAAAGAGGCCATTCCGATGTTGTTCGCCCCAGGCAAAGACCCGAATATCTTGGGCGGTGCGGTCGAAGTAGTGGTGATGAAGACCAATCCTGCGACAAAAAGCACAGGCGCCTTTTCCAATGCGCAAGGGCCAGCGTTGGAGGTGGAAAGCCTCGATTATGGCGCTTTCACGGAACAGATCAACGTCAGCATTGCAGATGGCACCACCCAAGGGAAGCTGCTGACCATCATCTTTGAAGACCAGATCGAATCGGTGGACGACCTAGGAGGTGACGACTTCTTCAATTTGAAATACGTCAAGCCTACAAACGGTTGGGACACCATGACCGCAGAGGTGTTGGCCGGTGGTATCGTCCAGACCAACGCTACACGGGATGTGGGTGGTCTTGACGGTGACGTAGGCACCCCAGCCGGAGCGGTGGCGGTTGATGTTGTCAGCACCAGTGGTGCTGACATAGGTCAGGTGGTGACGGTCTACGGTCTAGATGGGTCAGGTGATCCACAAAAAGAAACCTTCGTGCTCAACGGCACCACGGCTCAGGTCGGTTCTCAGATCTGGGGGGCTGGGGACGTGCTCGGCGTGAAGGTGGATGGTACGATTGCGGGCACGGTGACCGTGGAGCCTACAGGCGGTGGCGCGGCAATCTTCAGCCTGGCGCCAGCCGCAGACCCGGTCAAAGGCTTGGTGCGTGGTGTGGCCATGTTTGGCGCCAGCGTGGTCAGTTTGGTGGCCGATGGGGCAACCGTCAAAGACGTGATCCTGGTGGGCACCAATTTGTCTGGCGCCCAGATTCTGGAAAAGGTGACGCTGACGGGCGCGGTCGGGGTGGACAGCACGGGGGTCTTCGCCACTATTACGGCCATCGTGCTCGGGGATGTCGAGGCGGCGCGGACCATCACAGCATCCGCAACGGCGGTAAAGCCCACCCCAGCCGTCCACAACACGATCGTGAAAGTTCGAGACTACTATAACGCGCGGCAGGTGATCCAAGGCGTTACGGTCTACGGCTTCGTTTTCACGCTCGTGACCGGAAAAACCAGCTTTGATCCGGCAAATCTGGATGTCACGGTGAGCGCGGTGAATTGCCTTAGCCCAGCAGATCCAGGATTTAAGGCGGATTTGTGGGCCATGGTAGATTGGATCAATCAAAATAGCGTGCTTATGTCGGCCACAGCAGTGAGCGGCGCAAGTGGGGGAGCTGTCGACAATACGGCGGCTCCGGTCTTTTTGACTGGGGGTACAGAGGGGACAGCCCAATTTTTGGATTACCAGACGGCGCTCAATCTGCTCAAAAAGACGCGCGTGAACAGCATTGTGGTGCTCACGGGTGATCCAGCGGTTCACGCGGCCCTAGACGCGCACTGCGCGTACATGGGCGGGATCGGGCGCAGCGAACGTGATGGCTTCGTTGGGTTGCTCAACGCGGGTTTAACGGACGTCCCCACCAAGGACGAGGCCAAATCCCAGATTGTGGACCTCAACACGAGGCATATCCGAGCCTTCGCCCAGGCGATTGAGCGGTTCAACACGGTGGGCGAGCGACAAGAATTTTTGCC